AAAAGTATTTGTATCTGCTAAAGTTACCTCTGAGCCATAATCAAAGTAAGCGACTAACTCATCATTAGCGGCAGAATCATTATAGATGTATACATATCTAAAAGGACCAACTGCACCAGTAGCGGTTAAAGTTAAGTCAGCTAAAACTAATTTATAAGTTCCTGTTGTCTGTGAAGATGATGTAGTTGTAATAACCCTTGAAGATAGATTAGTATAGCTAACTTCTGTTAAATCTGATAATTGTGTCCAAGTTGTTGTAGGGGTTGTGTTGGTTAAAGCAATAGTCAAGGTATCAGAACCAAGATTATGTACTTTTTCTGCAACTGCCTCTGTAAATGATAATACTTTTGTAAAAGTTGCCATATTATTTGAATGAGTTATATAATCTACCCACTCTAGGTTTTTTATCTTTAAACCTTAATGAGTAAAATTGTTTAATTTGTTGTAGTCTTAGTAAATAGTCTTGCTGTAAGTTCTGAAGTATAGGGTCAGAAGGTGTTTTTATCTTTAACCACTCAATAGAAGCCCCAATAGGAACAATATCGTGGTATTCTGAAGCAAAACCTGGTGTCTGCGTAGTGTCATCTGATGCAAAAGCCACTGAGCCTCTATCAAAGAAAGCTTTTAAGCCAGCAGTTGAAGCGTAGTTTGGTGTAGGGAACAATTCTAGTGTTTTTCCTACTAACCTATAATATCTAGGAGTTCCATTATCATCCATAAACTCGCCCTTATTGTGTATTTCTTCTAGTGTAATAGCTTCTAAAGGGAACCATTGGTCATTAGAATCTTGCATCTCTAGCTTTTCTAGGGTCAAAGAGGAAGCTGGGAGAGCGTATTTAGATGTTCCACTAACTATATCAGTTGTAGCTTGTGGTAAATCAGTCTGGTTTGAATCATCATAAGCCCAATTACCATTTGAGGTAAAGATTGTGTGCCAAACACGACTTGATATGATATTACAGTAAGCTGTGAAGTCTTGTAATAAGCTTGTCGTACCACTAATAGAGGTATCACCAAGATTGGTGTACCTTTCGCAGTTCTGTATAATACCCAGTCTGGTTGAAGTATCGTTAAATTGCATATTAGATTAAGTTTAAAATTTGTTTAGTTACGTTTTTATAGTTATATTTATCAAAGTCATTTGGCTTGTTTACGTATTCCCAGTTTCCGTACTCATCATAAACGCTTGTTTTTTTATCCATAGCCCATGCTTCTAAAGTTACTGTTCCTATAAATACACCAGCTACCTCATTAGCCTTAGCCATTAACTCCTTTATATTATTAGTCGCAGACATTACCTTTACACTCTCTGGCAAATCAACATTATCTAACCCGTTATAATCCTCACCCACTATCCAAACTTCTATATTAGTATCGTTTTTAGCCCTGTCTATTAATGAAAGAAACATCTGCACTCTTAGTTTACCTATCGAGCAAGGAGCTAGTATAATGTATTTATTTTGCTTGTCTGTAGTAGGAGTAAACTTTTCAAAGTCAATCGGTATTGGAATTATAGTAAAATCCTTATCCCATTTGTCAGCTACCTGTTCTCTGGGTGCTAGATAACCATTAATCTCATCATCTTCTATTGGCTTATCAGCTTCATCTTTAGAGTGGCAAAAATTGTAAATCTTATCAGCATAAATAAAGTCTAAATACTGTGGGAAATGCTCTGATATTATTGCTAAATCATAGTATTGTTTACCCCACTTATGACTTTCCATAGACTTATAAACCTTACAACCTATCTTTTCAAGCATTTCTTTAATCTCTCCACCTGTTTTAAGCCCAACACAGGTTACATTATGCCCTAATTCTATTAAACCCTTAGCTAAATTGTAATTATACATTGGAGCACCTGTTAGGCTTTCAAACTCCATAGCACAAAGTAAAATGTCTTTATTTTCCATATAATATCCTCATATCGTTTGTTATTTGTTGTGATAGCTCACTATTCCAACTTCTGCTTACACTACCTCTCCTTACCCTGTATCGGTAAAATATCACAGGAGCTACTATAAACTTCTTACCTGCTTTGTGTGCTTTTATCCAAAACTCCCAGTCTTCAGCGTATTTGTAAGTGTAACCTCCGACATCTTCCCATACTTTCTTTTTAAACCAGCTTACGCCAACGAATTGGTTGCTATTTCTTAGATGTTCAGGATTTTCTCCTCCTCCGTAAGTTGACCTGTTCTCTCCGAAACATTGTAAGTGAAAAGAGTATATGTCTGATTCATTTTCTTCTACAAACTTCTTCATCTCAATCACTTTTTCAGGTATTAATTCGTCATCATCATCCAATAGACAGATTATATCCCCAGTGGCAAGTCTTATCCCAGTATTACGTGCCTCATACAGCCCCAAATTTGCCCCATGTAGGGCTGTTACACCCTCGATAGGTATATCTGACCCATCGTCTATTATTATAGTCTCATCAAACAATCCATCTGCACTTTTCAAGGCTTTATCTAGCCATTCTTTATTTGGGTTGTAAGAACAAACTATTAGGCTAAACTTCATATTTTTCTACTACTATTATCCCATAAACATCATCCTGTGTTTCTTCATGTATAATCTTACCCCAATCTTTAAACATTCTTTTTAATTCCTCATAGGTAAAGTCGTGTAAATGATATGGGTTTATACCTACTGTTGGTATAATCGGTGTTGAGTAGATTATATATTTCTTAGCTTTCTTTAAAATGTCTAATACGTTCTGATAATTCTTGACGTGTTCAATAGTTTCAAAGCTGATACCTATATCAAAGTCAAAGTCTGGCTTCCAAGTGTTTAAATCAGCTATTATATTACCGCACAGGTCATCCTTATCAACTCCGTTGTACTTACCTTTTAAAAATTCCCCACCATAACCTGTGCCACAGGCTACGTCTAACAGAGTATCAGTATCTTTAGTATAACTACCAGCCAACTTATATCTATATTCATGTGCATTTCTTTCGTATCCGTCAAACTCTTTATCAGTTGTTATTCTTTCTGCCATAATTTTGAATGATTAGCTGTGTAATAATCCCAGTATTTTCTATGTATTGGCGTTCTCCAATCCTTACCATAGTTGTATTCCAGATACCCTACAATGTCTTCTGGTATCAAATACTTCTCTCCGTAAAATTCTATTTCTTTAAAACTTTCATAAAACCTTTTAGGTAGAATGTAAGTGTTTGATACTTCTTGCTCTCTAAACATTCTGAATAAAAGTTCGTCTTTATTATATGGGTTTGGTATAAACTACCATACTACTTACTTTCCTTAGCCTTATCTCTTAATGCTTGCTTGTATTCTTCTACTAAGTCGATTATCTCGTAGTAAGCTTCCCCACCTTCTAAGAATATTCTGCTAATCATTTCAAACTCTGCTACTTCAGGACTAAGTTTATCCATTATTACCTTTGTCTTTTCTTTTAACTTATCCATTTTATAGCCTAACTTTGTTCTGTCCTTGTCTAGTTTCATTAACTGTTCCATTATACTGCCAATCTCTGTATGGATTACCTCTCTCTTTTTTAAAATGTCTACTAACTTAGAGTTAGCTACTTGTACTTTTATCATACGAATAATTCTTTATAAGCTTCAGCCCACTTATGAGCGTTGTCTTCTATATTATAGTTTTTTAATACATACTCTTTGGCGTTTTTGCCAAGTTGTCGTCTTAGCTTCTTATCATCAATCAACCTATCTACTTCCTCTTTCCACTTGTCGTTGTCTTTGATAAGAACTCCTATATCTTCTGTTATTTCTTCGTACGGACCGTTGTCAAAACTCTGAGCCACTACTGGAACTTCACACATCGCTGCTTCTAAAAACTTTAGATTACTCTTACAGCGGTTAAAGTAGTTATCCTTTCTAGGTATAAGCATCATATCTAGTCCCATGTTGTTTAGTGTCTCTGGGTAAAGATGGATAGGACACCAGGGGAAATGTTTTTTGTTTATGCTATCCCAAAAAGCATACTCGTCTTTGAATACTTTTGTAACGCCAGGGTTCTTTTCTCTGTGCTTCTTATCTCCTAAGCCGAACATATAAATCTCTACATCGTCTCTTTCGCTTAGTTCTTTTATAAAATCTTTTAAATGCAGATAGTCGTACTCCATCGCTACACTGCCTACTAACCCAATCCTAACCTTGTCTGTTTCATTCCTAAATGGTTCTTCCCAGTCGTCAGGGTCAATCTGGTTAGGTAAAATTACTACGTTGTGATTAATCTTTTTGTACTCCTCTGCTAACGTCTTTGTGGTAGTAGTTACTAAATCACATATCTTTATGAACTCGTCCAAGTTATCGTTTCTTCTTTTAAGATGGTCAACCTTGCTTCCATCTGGTTTAAAGTTTGCTAACGGGTGATAGTCAGTTAGTTTAAAAGTGTCGTCATTATCCATTACTATCTTCTTTCCGTCTTTCTTTAAAAGTTTTGCTAAATCGTGGTACTCTTTTTCTTCTGCTCTGTGGAACACCACTACGTCTGCTCGTAGTAGTTCATCTTTAATCTGGCTTATAGCCCTTCTTGGTTCGCTTTGTAATGGCTGGTCTGTCCCATATCCATTATGAGTGCATGGTTGATTTATTCTAACATAGTTACAACCTCCGTACCCGCTGTTTATCATAAATACTTTAGGCTCAAACATATCTTTTATTACGTTTACGCTTTTTTATTAGTTCCTGCCTTTTCTGCCACTCTATCTGGTAATCCATTGCCTCCCTTGTCATCTCTGATAATTTTTGGGTTATTTTTATAGTCTTCAATGTTTCCTTCATATTTTTGTCCGTTAGCTCCGATGAATACTTTTACTCTTTTAAGGTTTCTACCTGTTGCTAATTCTGCTGGCATATTAGTATTTATTAACTAGGTTGCACCCTACACTTTTAGGCACATTTTTATTATAAACGGCTTTAACGCCATAAAAACTATCTTCTTTAATTCCTTTTAAATCTGGTAGTTCTCCGCTATATTCTATTACAGCTTTAGGTAAGTCCTTAGCCATCTCTACTAATTGTTTAATTCTTTCTATTTTCATATAAGTTTTATTAAGTATTCAGGGTTATTACAATCTCCGTATAAAGCTATAATGCCTTTTTCATATTTACCATTTGGGGTAAGATGCACCTTCTTTTTTTTTATCCAAATACTCCAAAATTCTTTTCCACTTATTTCTTTTATACTGACAGAATTATTTTTATTCTCTAAGATTAAAATTCTATCAGACAACTTCGTAAACTCTTTTATTATATTCTCATGCAATCTACCATTAGTAAGTGCATTCTGATTGTATAATGATTGTAAACGCTGTGTCTCTTCTAAGAGTTTTGGGAAAGTTGCAATACCATTTTTAGATAATTCTTCTAATTTCTCAGAAACCATCTCTTCAGCTTTTATAGTTACTAGAAATCTAATATCTTCTTTTAATTCGCTTATTACTTTATCTTTAAATTGCTTTCTTAAACCACCATTCTTTTTGAATATTATCATATAATTTACTTTCAGACTTGGGGATGAGCAGTCTGACAGCCCGCCCCAAGCAAATTAAGAGTTAATTTGTATTATTGTTCTAAGCGTCTGCGGTTTTAATCCACACACCACTTGTGTCTCTGTTTTCTGTAACACCATATACTACATCAGCAGTTGTTACTGTTGATAGGTATTGTGGGATATAATTTGATTGTACTCTCATGATTGTCGAACCATGTACGATTGCGTCTTTATGTGCCAAGCAAGATTGTGCTGAACCATCAGTTGCACCAATCCTGTCGCTAACTGCTACAGGGATACCATATAGGTAGCCAATGTGTCCTTTCAATACTGGGTCTGCACCTTGAGTGTTTACCAATAGAGAGAAGCGGTCAATAGCTTGTAAATCGCTCCAAACTTGTTTTGGAGTAACGAAGAAAGCTCTGTCTTCTTGTGGAACGCTGGCTTCATCCAAATACTGGATAGCCCTACGCACATTGCTATCTGCTAAAGCTGCTGCTGAAGTACCAACCACATTTGAGAAGTTATCAAACAAAGCGATTATAGCATCTTCATAAGCTGCTGCTACAGTGTAAGAGGCGTTCATAGCCAATTTATCCATGTAGTTGTAAGATTTCTTGACTTGTTCTGCTTCTTTGTCTTCGACTGCGAATGAACATTCGTTCCAAGTATCAACAGTTAAGGTGATTTGGTTATCGGTAGGATTGTTCAAAGTTACTGCAGTTGCGTTGCTCTTAGAATGAGCAGTCATCTCAGTAATATTTGGGATTAATAGAGTTTTAGTACCACTAGACAAGTCTGCTGATAAATCAGTAAAGAAGGCTGCGGTTTTTAAACTGTCTCTATAAAAGTTGTTCATCTTTTCAGCGAACAGACCAGGGATAACATTCGCTAGAGTAGCATTTGTTTCTGTTTCTGTAGGAAATACTCCTGTTGCCATATAATTGGGTCATTATACATTACCCATAGTTTCGTGAAATAACTTAGTATGTTCTTCTGTAGTCATATCGCCAGTATTCTTAGGTGCAAACTTGGCGTTACCGCCTGATGCTCCTAATGAAGCTTTTGCTGATTTCTCTTTCTTTAGTCGTTCCTGAACCTTTGCTTTAACATAGGCATCTTCGGAGGCGGCTAGAGTTGATATACCCTCTATCTTTGCTAACTTATTAGCAAGGACAACTTCTTCTTCGGTATAACCACGTGCAAACAATATAGTTTCATCACGGGTAATGCTTGAGTTAGAACTGCTTTTTGCAGTTTTAACAGGTTTCTTTGCCTCGTTCTTTTTTAAACGAGCGTATAGTTTTGCGTTTAACTCTTTTGTCTTGTCTAGTTCTGTTTTAAGAGTCTCCGCATCAAGCTCACTGTCATCGCTTTCAACTTGTTCACCCTCTTGGTCAAGGTCAAGTTCCTCGGTTTCTTGAGAGGTTGTCTCCTCAGATTGAGTTTCCTCAATTATTTCATCTTCCATAGAAGAATGATTGTACTTGCTTAAAGCTGGCAAGTTCAGCAACTTAGTTTTATGAGGTCTAAGAACTCTTGCAGTAGCCTGGGAGTTGAACCCAGGACTGTGCCACTCTACTGTTACCTTTTAAACAAACTTATTATGCCTTTAATTCTTTTTCAAACTCTTTTACATCTTCTCCCGTTAATTGGATTATGTTATTGACCATCCGTTTACCATTGTACCAGCCTATAAACAAGTAATTCTTTTCTTCATCTGATGAGTAATAGATACTGCAATACTTACCAAGCTTATATAATAGTTTATTTTTCATACTATCTATATGGTAAATCCTTTTTAACTGGCATTAATACTGTCTTCTCAAACTTCTTAAAAGCCCTCTCAACCATCTTAGCGGCTAACTCAAAGGCTGTAACTTCTCTAGCTATGACTTCGTTAGTCTTCCCGTCTGTCTTTAGCCTCATAGGCTTATTCTGTGTCGTATCTTTTAAGATTTCCTTAAATGTCTGATACTCTTGCCCATCTATGAATGATTTAGTTATCATATTAGCTCGTCTAACATCTTAATTAATTCCTCTTTGTTATCTTCTAAGTCTTTCCTATTCTTTTCAAGGTACTCTTTAGGTACTTTCTTCTCAATGCAATATTCTTTCCAGTCTTTTGCTACTAATATCAGATGTTCTTTCGCATCCATCGCCAGCATGCACTCAGTGAAATCCTCTAGGGGTAAACCATGAACACTAAACATTTTAAAGGCTAATTTGCCAAGCTTCTCTGTTCTCCACTTTTGAAAGTCTTTGTAGTAGTTCATATTATAATGGTTTAGCAGAAGCTAACAATGCGTCTGGCTTCTTAGGCTCTGGTAATGTTTGAGCGTTGCCCTCTGTGTTAGCTTGTTCTAACTGTTCTTTTTGCTTAGGTGTTAGTTTCCAATAACTGATTCCGTTATTCTCTAGGTACTGTCTGAATAGTGGTATATCAGTAAGTGTTGGGTTAGCTCCTGTCATCTGTAAGGCATTGAACATAGCATCGTTAATCTGTAGCTTGTCTCCTGTCTCAGATGTAGGCATTAACTTAAACCCAAACTTAAAGTTAAACCAATCCTTAGGTACTTCTACCTTTCTACCCTTAGTCTTTAATTCACCTGTTACCTGTTCTTCGATGTTATCTAGTATCTCAGTTGATAGTTGTTCGCCATTTAACATCTTCTCTTTAGCCATCCAATTCTTCACAGCCTTGTCATACATTTCAACATCTACGTCATCTTGGGCTATCTCTACTATCATTCCTTTGTTCCAACCCTTTATCACATCAGGGAATATCCACTGCATTAATACATCGCTAACTTGTTCTCCTAAGTTCTGACGATATATAGTAAAGGCATTTTCCGCCGCTGAGTTAACCACTGCTAACCCTCTAAAGGTTGCAGATGAGGGACTAGACTCACCCTGTATTATTTCAGGTGTCATACATAGTCTATCAGCCTGTTGGTTTAATAGTTGTAGTTCCTGTATAAACTGGTTAAGACCAGTGTTCTGTATCCCTACTTGCTCGAAGCTTTCATCAGGGACTATCTGACCATTAATTGCTTGTTCTAATACGTTGCCTGTTAAGTCCATATTAGCTGATTTGAACAGTAACAGCGATGCTATCCTTGTACTCTCAGCGTTCTGGTTAATCAATTCGTTAGTTCTTTCTTGTATTTCAAATAGTCTTTCAACTACACCGATACCTAATGCTCTACCATTGTATCTACCTAACCTAAACAGTTCATAGGGGCAGTCTTCTTTCTTTATAGGTTCGTTCCAAAGCTCAGTATAGTCATCTCCACTACCATAACCTATAATGTGTTTATAGTTGTTCTGTCCATCCTCATATAGATAACCTGTGTACTCCCATAGCTCTATTGTTCCGTTGTCTTTTTCTTTCTCTAGTACCTTTTCAACGTCTGTCCAAATATCCATCTTACCCATTAAAGCGTTTCTTGTTAGATAATGCTTCTCCACTAAGTCAGCATCTTCTATCTTTTCAGTTGCTTGGTCAAAGTATAGGTTTTCTAGTTTACACTCTTTTAATTGATTCACTCCTTCTTCAGTTACTACTTTCCAAATGATACTACCATAGGTTGATATACCCTGTGCTAAATCATTTAGTGTTTGGTAGAACTTCTCATCTCTAAACCATTCTTTAGCTTTAATCTTTAGTATCCACGCTTGGTAGAAGTTATACTCTCCTTCGCCCATTGGTAGAAAGTCTTTAGTATCAAACTGTAATAGCTTGGAAAAGTGAGGGATACGAGGAGTAGACATATTCCAAAATATAGCTGTGTCATCTCGTTGTGTGTACTTATTGTTAATGTAAAAGTTTATCTTACGTACTAAGTCTCTTTGATTATAAAGAAAGGTTGATTGCTCACTCCTGTCTTTAATCACAAATTGCAAATAATCATTCTGTGCAGAAGTGATTATGTCTTGGACTTTAGCGTGTATTATTTCGTTAGGTATCATATTATCTAAATAGATTTGGTTTATTATTTGCGAAAGGATTATTACTCATATGTGGTTTAGCAAACTCCATTTGGTAAGCTAGGGCATCTACTAAATCATCGTGGACACCACTAGGAAATGTAAGCATTTCATCTACTAGGTCTGTCTGTTCTTTCTTGAAATACATTGAACCTGATAAGAATCTAGGCACTAATGCTTCTATCCTTAAGTTCTTGCTCATCCCACCATCTTTTAGTTCTGTTATGTTAAAGAATTGATTTTTCTTTCTCATTTCTTCTTCTAGAACTATCTTGAAAGTATACTTAAAAGCCTTTTGTTCCATAGCTGTCTTAGATGGCTTCCAGTAGGCTTGCATATCCATTAGCTTGTCCCTAACCTCGAACTCGTTACCCTTGAACCTTTCAGCTACTCTTATATACCAGTTGTTCTCTTGGTCTACACTGACTATTACAAAGGCTGTGAAGTCTGCTGTCTTCTGTGTTGAGTAGGCTCTGTCTATCGTTAGGAAAGTTCTTAGATACTTCTTAGAGATTTCATCTTCTGTGTAGTATTTAAAGCTCTCTATTTTAAACTTCTGATTATCTCCACTAACAGGGTCGTTCATATACTCCTGATAAAAGAGATGTCCTTGTCCTTTTTCTATGTATTCTTTTTTAAGTTTCTCTATTTGTTCTAAAGTCTTGTGCTCGTTCCATATACTCTTACCATCCATTATAGCTCTGTATATCTTCTTGCTATACTCAGTGTAGTTGTCCTTGCTACTTATCTTTGTAAGTAAGGCATCGTAATGTAGTATAGTTCCAATGATTACTATTCTACCTTCCTCTGCTAGACTAGGCACTAGGGTGGCGTTATACCACCTCTCAAGCTTCTCTCTACGCTCTTTGCTCTGTACTAGCTCATCATTCTCTACGTCGTCTATGATTACTAGGTCAGGTCTGTATTCTCTGTATTTTAACCCCCTTACTTTCATACCAGCACCTAACGCTTTGACCATTATTCCATTGGCTACTATCTCGCCTTCGCTCCAATTACTACTGGTTAAATCTCCATAGTATCCTTTTAGTTTATCGTTGCTTTCAAACTCTGCCTTTAAAGCATCTAAGAACAATACCGCCTGTGAGTATGTATCTGATGTTAGTAATATAAAGTGAGCCTTCTTGTTTACTATTACCCATGCTAAATATACTAAGTCTGTTATAGTGCTCTTGCTAAAGCCACGAGGTGCTACGATTGCCAACCTATCAAGAGTGTCGTTCTCGTATAGTTTAAAAATCTCTCTATGAAAGGCTGGTGTTTTCTTTCTAAGGTGGTGGGGGAAGAAGAACTGACCGAATGCCTCTATGTCCTTACTCCATACCTTGTAAGCCATCTGTATCTTCTGTTCCTTTGTTATCTTTGTTTGATTCATAGACTTGCATAAGTGTTGAGAACTCTTCATCCTCTAGGTCTTTTTTAATTAGTGTTATATCTTTTTTATCAGGGGAGTATTTACCTTTTAGCTTATAGTAATCTGATATAGCTCTCATCTTAACTCCTAGGTCAGTGTGTTGGTTTACTAAGAATAGATGTTGCTTCTCTATGTTCTCTTCGTTAAATCCGCCATTTTCTAGCAATTCCCTTATTCTATCCATTACCTTGACATTACTTAACAGACGAGATGTAGCAGAACAAGCTGTTTTATACCAGTTAGGTTTGCTTTTATCTGGCTCATAAACTTCTAAATAGCTTCGTACTCCATTACCAAATAATTCTTTATCACCGTTTATATATAGCTGACAAAACATTTCTTGTCGTTCGTTTAGTTTTACTTTGTCTGCCATACTATTTCTTAAGTTCTTCTTTCTTTATTTCCTTTGGTTCTTGGCTTCTTAGTTTAATCTCCTCGTTTATTACTTGAAGGTTATACTTGGTTTGTTCTCCTAGAGCGATTTGGTCATAGCCCATTGCTT